AGTATTCCAAATACCATAAAAATCAGTTTCTTCTAGCATATCACCTATAGCATTGTTATTTAGTTGAGTAGAACCTACTACTATTAAACCAGATCCATCAAAATCACCTAATGTGCTTTTATATTCATCTAATGATTCTTCCATATTATATCCCTTTTTAGGGCTAATTTTTAATCCTTTTTTATCAGCGTATTCTTTAGCTTTTTCTTCAGAATCAAAAAACATATCTATTTGTTCAGATCCGTCTGTTTTTTCTATAACATATGAAGGATTTGTTTTAGAACCAGATTTAGAAATCATGTAATTTTCAGTTAGTTTTTGTTCTTGGTTTTCTTTTAACCCAATTATATTAAATAAACTCATTCTAACAGAAGGTCCTTTTGATCCGTCATCTCTAACATTATATAATACTTTTCCATCATAATAATATAAATCATTTTGATCTTCAGTATTTCTATAAAGAGCTAATCCCTTTTTATCTTTTTTATCAATTAACTGTAATGATAATTTTCTTTTTTCTTGGTTTTCTTTCAAAGTACCATATCCACTACTTTTATATTTACCTTTTGCTTCTTTTGGAATACCTAAGCCAGGTGCATCTTCAGTATATCCTAATCCTTTAACTCCAAATTGACCATCCTTTACATAGTGTAATCTATCTTTTTTTAAATTTTTAGCTACAATTTTTTTAAGATCTTCTACAGATTTTTCCTCATTTTTAGGATCTCTCATTTCAGTATAAAATCCTTTTAAAAATTGTTCACCATAGATATTATCTATGTTATCTAAATCTTTATAATCATATCCTTCAATCTCAGTATCAACTACATCTTTAGTTGGTTTTTTTTCTTCAGCTTTAGCTTCTTGATGACCATATTCTTCATTTATATTTTCTTTAAAAATAGAAAACCAATCTGGTTCTTTTTCAGGTTTACATACTAATCCTCCTATTCCTTCAGAAATAATACCTTTTGTAGATAATATTTGAATTGCTGAGTTAAATGAAGTAAATTTATTAACTAAATTAGGAAATTGAGTTAAAGTAGATTTCATGAAAAAATCTTTATTACCTTTTCCTTCTTTAATTAAATTATATTGTTCTTGTAGTGTTTTCATTTATGATTAATTGTTTTTATTTTTTGTTAAATCTTCATATAAATCAACTAATTTAATGGATTCATCAATTTTAACTCCCATACTTTTTAGTTCTTTTTTTACTTTCATAATCTCGTCAGTAAAATCGCTTATATCCGCAGCTATAGCGTCTATAATGCCGGGCTCAGATTTTCCTGCATCTAGCAGTGATCTGATTTCTAATTCAAGATTAGCAATTTTAATTTTTAAATCTTTTATTTTACGAGAATTATTCATGATTATAAATATTGAATTATCTTAATGGTTTTCTAATTATTGGAAGTTTTTTCTTTCCATTAAATGCTTTTGGTGTAGCATATTGTTCTCCAACTCCTGGAGTGAAAGAAGCTCCACCCCCAGTAGAAGATATTTCTTTTACTATTTCTAATTCTTTAATACATTTGTCTAATATGAATCCAAGTTTAGATGATGCTCCACCTCTCATGTCTAAAAATTCATCTTTAATAACTCCTTCTTTAGCTAATAAATCTGCTAATTTCATAGGAGATAATACTTCTTTTAAATTTTTATCTCTTAATGCAGCCACTGCATCTCCATTCTCTTGAAGTTTTTTCTTTACTATTTCTTTTAATTGATCACGTTTCATTTATTAACTACTTTTAATTCGTTTAATAAATCATAATATTGTAATAAATTTACTATATCATCACTTTTAATAGAAGAAGTTTTATCAATTTCTTTTAATAATTTAACCACTTCATTTAACTTAATACTAACAGATTTATCTTTAACTTTTTTATTTAATTCTACAATTTCAGTTTTTAATTCAAAAATATTTTGATTGTAAAATTCTTTTAATTTTGGAGTAGAATCTATAGAATTAATATATTCTTTTAAAATATTTTTTTGTCTATCACTTAAATTTTTATACTTGTTATTGAATTTTTCTAGTAATATTTTATATGTTAATATTCTAGTATCTTTATCATAATCATTAAATTCATCAAGTACTGTTGGCTTTGGGACTTCTTTATTAATTTTTGAAGAAGTTAAAGATTCTAATAAAGTAATTTTATTATTAAATACTTGTTCAGTATCTATATTTTCTTTAGAATTTTTACTTTCTATAAGAATAAAAAATGCAGCTTGGAATTTATAATTTGGTAATTTAGTTTTAAATAATTCATCTAAATTATAATGTTCTTTTAATTCTTTTATAAGATTATATTTTTGTTTTCTTAATGAAGTTTTATTTAATTTAGTTGAAGCTTCCAATAAAGTATTTATAAGTATTTCTGCTTTTGATTCTGAAAGGTTTTTATTTTTAAATAAAGTTTCATATAATCTATATTCTTTACTAAGTTCAGTTTTAGTAAAATACTTTTTAATAATAGGCAATGCTGAGGAATCTTTTCCAGATAAAGTATCAGATGTTACTTGGCGTATTAGAATTTCAAATAATATTCCAGTATTACGGTACTTAGAATGTGCGATTTTCATCAAATGTATTTTTTATAAATATATGTAAATTTTTAATCAATTAATTGATCTTCATCTAAAAGTGATTCTTTGTTTTTATCATTTTTAGTAAATATTTTTTTATTAGATAAATTTTCTAACAATGTTTTATTTTTTAAATATTCTGTTTTAGTATTATCGGTTGAAATTTCTTTTACACTTTTATCTATACCAGGTTGATCATCTACTTTCATGTCTTTTCTACCTAATCTATCTCTTCCTAAAGGATCTTCTTGAGTATTTATTTTAGATACTTTCTTTTTAGGTCTTCCTAGTGGTGTATCTTCATTATATCCCAAAGGTACATCTTTAGAATTAGATTGATATCTACCTTGACCATATAATGTTGCTAAATCATGAGGAGTTCCATATGATGCACCACTTTCTAATGGATCATTACCTTCATCTTCAATTTGTTTATATCTAAAATTACGTTTTTTATCATAAACTATTAAATCCCTATATTCATCATATTGGTCTTGACTAAATTGGAATATATAATCATATATAAAATCTGAGGGTAGTAAGTTAGCTTCAAGCATATTTTTAGCTAATTCAACTTTTTCTTTCATTAATGCTATTCTTTCTTGTTCATAAATTATAGAAGGAGTAGTTAATGATAGTTCAAAATTAACTAAATTTTCATCTTTATATCCTTGAGAATATAAATGTATTAATGCTATTTTATATAACTCAGATAAAATAATCTTTTGAATACGTTCTATGGTACGAGCAAATCTTATATCTTCAGCAGCTAATGTAGCTTTACCTTGCAATTTATCATCATATCCTAAAAAAGCTTTAGGTATTTTAAGTGCAGCAAATAATTTATCTCTTAAATAAGTAACGTCTGTGATTCCGTCATAATCTAATCCTTTAGTAACATCTATTTTAGTAGAGGAATCATTTCCTCTTACTGGGATGTAAAAATCTTCCATCATGTTTTGAAGGTTAAATTTCATATTGTATTGACCAGTATTTGGATCTATATAAGGGGTGCGTTTCATTTTGGAAATTGTTTTTTCCATAAATGCATCTACTTCATTTGGAGGAATCCCACCTACATTCATATAAAATACTCGTTTTTCAGGAGCTCTAACTATACGATGAACTAACATAGCATCTTCCATCATAGTTAATTGTTTAAAGAGCTTTCTTCCTGGTTCTAGGTAAGAACGTCCATATGGTAAGTAATTTACATCTGCTAATAATCTAAAATGAGCTATTTCATAATTATCAAAATATACACCTACATCTGATTTTGCCGTTAATAATCCAAAACTATTTTGAGTTTCAGACCCAATGCCATTTGGATCAAATCTAAATCTAACTGAACTCATTGATTTTGGGTCATATCCTTCTTCTCTTGCTATATTATATGCTGTATAAGGGATAACATTATATACCCCCAATCCTTCAGCAATTTCTAGTTTTAAAAAGAAATCACCATATTTACACATATTTCTAACCCATGACCAAAGATTAAATTCTACATTTAATATATCATAAAATAAATTATATAGTATTTTTTGAATATTTTCATCTGTACTTTTTATTTGGAGCATTTCACCCATATCATTTTTTAAAGTACTTTCATCTGATAATATATCTAATGCTGAAGCACATATAGCATCGGTATCCATAGCTTCATAGTCATTATATAATTGGGTTCTCATTAATGGATAATTCATAGCAGGATTATAAACTGGGGAATTTCCAGTTACATATAATCTACTATATCTATCATATAATGAATTGGTTAAAATATCTCCAGATTGTTGGATTTGGTTGGTATCAATAACTTTTAATTCATTACCACCAATGTTGCGTATAACAACATCTGTAGAAAATAATCTTCTTAATCTTGAGAATAAACTTTTATCTGCCATTTTAAAATATTGTGATTTATAATATATTAATAAATATTAAAAAAGCCACCTTAAATCTTCATTATTTCCATTAACATCAAATTTATATGGGTTATCAGATTTTGAAGGACTATAAACTCCATTATATGATGTTTTAGTAGTTTTAAAGCTGTCTAAAGCTGCACGAGTTAAATCTAAGTTTTGTTGTTTAAATCTAAGAGCAGTATCTCTAACATATAATCCTACTCCAAAACTCATTATTAAATCATCATTATATCCTTGTTGAGCTTCAGATCTTCCATTTTTCCAAATAAAAGTTTTCATTTCTTCTAATAAACGTTTACTTTGAATAATAACACTTTTTTCAGAAAAATATTCAGTCATTTTAGATATTACCATAGGTCTAGTTTTTAAAGACATAGTAAATCCAGGAACAAAATTATTAGGGTTATCATATTTATCCAAATATGATTCTAAATTCATTGCTTCACTTTTAGGAGAATAATAGAAATTTTTATATCCTCTATCTAATATAGTTTGTATTGTTGCCCACCCTATACTAGCATTTTCTACTACAAGTAATGCTTCATTATATTCTGAGGCTATACCCACTAATAAATGTCCAAAATCTGTAGTATTTAGTTGTCCTTTATATTCTCCAACTTGAATATTGTTTTGTATATCCATTATATGAAAAGCAGAATAATCTTTTCCATCACCTCTAGCTACGTCTGCTATAACCATATAATTTTTATTATAATCAACAGATTCCCAAATCCATAAATTTTTATCTACTCCTCTACGTTCAATTGGTTCTTTTAGATATGTTTTTTCATAAAATTCAATATGTTCTGGAGAGAATACAGTATCTCCTGATGATATGAAGTCACATTCATATTCTTGAGCAACTAATTTTGGTGACATGTTGTTGGTTTCTTTTTCAAACCATTCTTTATTTCTTTCAGGATGAACATACCATGGTAATTTAATGGGTAAAAAGTCATTATTATCTGCTTCAGATCTAGCCCATGTTTGATGAAACCAATTACCAACACCATTAGGAGAACTTAAAATTAAACAACCTCCTCCAGCTGAAATTGTGGGTTTGATACTTGTGTATATATCCTCAATATTGTCTATAAATGCTGCTTCATCTACTATTAATAGTGATACTGCTTCAGATCTACCTGCATCACTAGCTGCAGAAACTGCTTTTATTTGTGAACCATTCGATAATCTTAAAGATAATCTATTATTTTCTTCTACACCTATTTTAAGCCATGTTGGTAATTGTTCAAACATAAATCGAACTTTAGTTACCATATTTTTTGCTGTTTCGGATTTAGTAGCAACACATAATATGTTTTTATCTTTATGAAATAACATTAACCAAAGTGAATAACCAGCGGCTAATGTTGATATACCTAACTGTCTTGATTTTAATACAATATTATATTGATTATGTTGCCAAAGATTTAATACTTTAGATTGAAAAGGATATAAATTAAATAAAACTCTACCTCTTTGGGGATGTTGTACATAACAATATTTGTTCATAAAATGAGAAGGATCTTTAATACATTTAACATATTCTTCTCTTATTATTTGTTTAAAGTCTACTTTTTCAGACATATATTAGTATATAATTACGTATATACATATATGAAAAATAAAAAAAAGCACCTAATAAGGTGCTTAATTAAATAAATTAAAAAGTAATTTTAAGAATTTAATAATCTTTTAAATCTATCATTTAAAGATTCTGTTATTGGACGA